AGCTGCGACAGCTGCAGCAATTTGGCTAAATGCTGTAACACCTGCTCTGCCCAATGCCTTGAACATACCAGCACCCGCTCTTCGGCTTTTTATAAACGATGCTTGTACGTTTCGTATTACACCACCTTTACCAGTAAGTTTTTTATTTAGATTATCTGCCAAACCATCACCTATTAACGGAATCTTTCTTAAAACCTTCGTTAAAGGATCAGATAACCCCTTTACTAACCCTTCAGATATTATTTCAGCTTGTTCTTGTAACCTGTTATTATTGTCGGTTATTATTCCTTTTCTTTTCTTAGAAATTAGTTCAAGTCTCCGTTCATAGGCTTCGATTTCAGACAAAACTTTCTTGCGTTCGGTGAGTAAATGATGTGCAGCCTTACCCGACCTCAATTGAGCAGAGAATTGCCTACCAATCTCATCATACATCTCCTTTTGATTAGCTAATTCAGCTGTTAGTTGAGATTGTAAACTGGATAATTCATTTAAATCCTGTGTATCCACTTATGATTACCCGTTTCGTTTAGTATCATCTAATAACTTTTGCATTCTAGCTGTTAGTGCCTTTGCATCTTCTAATTCCTTTCGAGCGTTGTCCAATGCGTTTGATATTCGTTTACGTTGACGATCATTGAATTCAACGTCACCTTTTTCAAGTTCCTTTGCCAAGTCATGCAAATCAATTCCAACAAGTTTATATAGAAAATTTACTAATTTTATGCTTAGTTTCATGTGATTATGTGTTTATTTAATATAAATATCAATAGGTTCAATTTTTCTTGAACCTATTAAACTCTGGTTGAGTAGCCCCACGCTTAACTTCTTCCATTTGCTTATTTTGCGCCTCGTAATACTCTTTGACTTGGTTTATGTAAAATCTACGTAACCATATAGGCATATTGTACACCTCACTCCATGAAAATCCCTTTCCATGGAATGTTAATCCAAAGATTTCTTGGTGCAGAATGGGCCTGTAATCAGACCCCGGGCCAAAAAAAGTCTAAACCGATTGATAAATCAACCCACCTGGAAATTTCGTGTTCTGGAATTTCCAACAAAAATCTCATATCAACACCGGGTTGAATTTTCTTAATGTATTCTTTTAGTGCAAAAGAATCACGTGATAGTAAGTAATTATCTACAAACTCATCAATTGTAGATTGATCTTCATCACCATCAATTGAAGTTATAATGTGTTTTAACCGAGTTGAATTATCTCGTTTAATACCACTTGTATCTTTTTTCTTGAGTTTACTTGCTATCAATTTTTCATCATGTCCATTCAAAATTTTGAATGTTATTTGTTTTTTAGCAGCTGGAAGTATATAAGGAATATTGTTTCCATGCTTTTCAAACAAAGATTCATCAAACTGATTATCATTAAGTGTAGTTAAATCTACAGTAACTTCATGCGGTTCGTCCAATTCATCCACATCAATTTTAATGGTATAATCTTTACCATATCCCAATACACGAGCGGCAATCATAATTGCATCTTTATCACCTGTAACAAGGTCATCGTAATTAAATGGAACCCCATCACCGTTACCAATAATCAAAGACCTAAACAATTTGTCCAATACAATGCCCTTTCTAATAAGAGACTCGGAACTAAGAATATCCTCTTCTTTAGCAGTCATATACTTCATTTCTACACGACCATCTCGAAGTGGGTGTCCTTCTGGATATACCAATCCCTTAGAAGGTAAATCAATTACCTCAGTTGGAAATTGTAATTCTTGTTTTTGATATTGCTTTGCAACTTGTGCTTTTAGTTGCTCGTTATCGAGCTGAAAACTATTTTCCATAACTTGTGTTTAGTTAAATTTAAATTATAATATTAGAACTGTAGTATAGCATAGTCATAGGCCAAAGTAAGTTCAACTGTTGAGAACGCATCTTCCGCCCAATCCAATGCCGATGGGGTCATACCTACAATGAATGCACCCTTTAAAGTCCATTCTTCTACTTTATCACCAACCGGGCCCAATACGTTGATAGTAACATTTTTTTTGTAAAAGTCAGCATATCCAGCACGTCCAGTTACCGATTCATAATGTAATCTAAACCACTCGATAGCTGCCTGAGTACCTGATGGTACAATTGGGTCATATAGAGTTAAAGTAATATCTTGCCATTCCGATTTACCAGCAATATGACGTTTGGTATTGATGTGGTCTAATGTAACTTTGTTGGTAGTTACGTTTGGACGAGCAACAGCTTTGACCATGAAGGAGGGTATACCATCAATATACATGATAAATCTGTGGTTTTGTTTTGGTTGAAATGTTTTAAACATCAACTCATTTGGATCGATTAGCTCTGCCATTTTATAATTCCTTTTTGTATATAAATATCATTCAATTTAATTTTTATTTTAATCTAGTATCATCCAAACAAAGTATAACAAAATTAGATCTATTATCTATCATAAATTCGTGGTATTTAATACCATTACTTCTTTTTAATCCAATATCTTCTAATTTAAATTTACCATCATAAGAAGCTACCATTTTGGATATAGTATTCCAATCCGAACTAATGTCAGATTTACCCTCTTTTAAAGTAGATTTTAATATATCTTTTAATTTCATATTATTAATTATTGTTTTTTATTATTAATCACCAAAACTTGCACCAGTTGGAAGAATATTAAAGTCTACTACAATAAATTCAGCAGCTCTTGCTGGTTGTATATAAATATCACCCTTTAAGATATTTCTATCTATAATATCAGGTGTATTGTTGGTTTCATCCATAACAACACGGAATGCGTAAAGACCTTGATTTTGCTGTACTGATTCCATATAAGGAACTACTGTATTCAAGAATCTATTTCTTGTTGTAGCTGTGTTGTTTTCGAAAATCAAGAATTTTGAAGTAGATGCGATAAACTTCTTCAAGTTAATCAACAATCTTCGAACGTTAACACGGTCCAATGAAGTTGCCTTTTTCTGAAGAGTTTTCTGACCGAACACAGTCACACCCTGCCCTGGGAAGGTGGCGATTGGATTAATACGACCCTCATAAAGAGTATCACGATTAGCCTTAGTCAATTTACGTTCTGCTTGAACTGCTATATCAATACCACCACGAGTAAGACCGGCTGGTGCGAACCATTCTGCACTAACACTATCATTGTAACTCAATACACCAGGCATCACCACACTTGGTGGAACCCAAACATCTCGATTCAATCTAGTTGCTCTGATTTTAACCCATGGCCAGTAAGTAGCTGCGTAAGAACTTATTAATGAATTAGCAGTCGATGTTACAGCAGCTAAGTTAAAAGTTCCATGTAATACGGGGTCAACCACTAAGAATACATCACCACGGTCTTCAACAACTGTTTTTGCTTCAGAAACTGCCGTTCCATGGTCATTCAATGTCATACCAGGTGCTATAAGTAAATTAATATCATACTCATCTTGGTTCTTTAATAGTCTAAATGCAGTAGTGTAATCTGTATCTGGGTCAAGACCCTGTACATTTCCTGCAGTAATGTTATCAAACATTTTGAATTCAACTGCACTAACATCACCACCAAGTCCACCACTAAAAGCACCACCTTCAGAACCAGAGCCAGTACTTGGGAGTGATGCCGATGCGGCTGCAACTCTAACATCACCGTTAGTATCTAAATAATCAACAGTATCTCTGATATTAGCTACTCTTACATACTTGGAAATATTTGGATAATCTCCAGTTAATTGTAAGAATGGGTCTGCGGTAGCCGCATCTCGAATTGTCAAGTATTGTGTACCAACTGCTCTACCAATATAGTTAGTTGTATTTGGGTCAAGATTTACATTAGCATACTGCTCAAGATAAATCTTACGATTTTGAGTATCATCACCTCTGCGAATTGAAAATGTAAATGTACCAGTTTCGTTATTTACATTAGAGATTTCCCAACGTACATTATCTGTAGTTCCTTCTACAAGTGCATCATTTGTTCCCAACACACCACTATTATTCATAATTACACCATCTCCGAGTGTGAAGACATCGAATGCGTTACCCGCAACAAGTGAGCAAGTAACACTAGCACTAGCTGGTGCTACTGTACCACTTGCAACCCGTACAACAGTAAGAGCGCCTGAATTTCTCAAGTAGTATTCAGCAGCAATACTTGTGAAGAACTCATAGTATTGACTACCACTTTTAAACGTAGTACCAAAAGTAGCCGCATAATCACTAAAAGAATTTACTTTAATAGGAACGTTTACCGGTCCCTTAACAGTAGGGCCTACAATAGCCGCACCTATTTCCGCAACACCTTGTGGTATAAATGAAAGGTCATTTTCTCTAGTAAATACACCAGGACTAACTATATTTTCTGCCATATATTATTCTCAAATTTTATAAATAACTTCTACTATATAAATATATGGAATTGCATCAAAAACCTTACTGAGGAACAAATTCACCGGTGTTTATATCAATTGTACCTTTTCCGTATTTTTTGGTCAGTTCGGTTGCTAAATTGATTTCTTCAGTTCTAAGTTTCAATACCAATTCTTCAATTTGTTGTTTACGTTGTTTTAATTCAATTAATTCTAATTCTAATTGACCTAATTGTAAAGTATAATCATTGTATTTTGATTGTATACTTTTTAGTTGTTTTAGTTCTTGTTCTGTAAATTTCATAACTATTTGTTTTTATGTAAAGATTTATTATCTAAATAGTTCTTCGTTATTGTTGACCACATAATTGGCAATACAACAAATAATTTTATATAAATATCAACTATATTTCCAATTAAGGTATCTCAATCCACCATCTCGAAACTATCTGCCCATCCAAGCTCATATCAGCTCTAACAGAAAGTGTATCACCAACAGAATAAATACCAATCCTAGTATCATTAACACGAGCAGTTAAACGGGGTCTGACCACAGGAATTGTACCTGTTGAGGTTTTACGGTGCCATTGCTTATATCCAAATCTACTTGGATAACTATCAGTTCCAGCAAAGAAACGACATGGTGCTAGTGTTAAAACTGTATCTACCCCTAAATCAGGGCGTTTAATGTGAAGGGAAGTAACACCTTCCATCCAATATCCTGCTAAATATGGACCATCCCATACTTCACTATCAATTACTGCACTATGGTATCGGGTTTGTCCTGATGGAAAGATTAAATCACCTGCTTTTCGGGATGGTAATTGTCGAGTTTGGTCATTAGGTCCAACATATTCAGGACCGAGGTCGCTTACTTTTCCGGGATTTGCTAACGAATCTGCCCATATATCTGTTGCAGGGAAATCATAGAATACTATTCTTTCTAATGGAGTAGTATATGGGTTTTCGATTTGAGGTGTAGTTTCAACACATGCTGTGATGGTTAATAGTAGAAGAGTTATTAGTTTTTTCATAGCAGTTTGTTGTTGTTTGAGAAGTTTTTGTTTTAAGAAAATAATAAATAATATTTAATATTTTTATGCAGCTCCTCCGTCAGCAAATGTGGCGAAGTGCGCCACCAGCACGTTGCGGGCGTTCACCACGGTGGGGTTGGTAGATGTGTAGTTGGAACCGCCAAAGCTGATGCTCGTGGCGGAAGGGTTCAGCGGGGCTTGCGTGGC